TTTTTTTTTTCAAGCAGAAGACGGCATACGAGATCATGCCTAGTCTCGTGGGCTCGGAGATGTGTATAAGAGACAGCTTCTAAGCTAAAGTTCACTCCTTCTGATTGTGAGCCATCTCTTAGCGTCGTATCGTAAATGTAAACTTTCTCCATAGATATATTATATATATTAGAGTGTTTGCTTCAAAAGGAGACTTAAATTGAAAGGTTATACTATAAATTCAATAAAACGTGCAGAAGTAATGGATGAGATGCCTACTAGTCCTAATCAACAGGGATTAGGTCTTGGGCCTTATCTTGATAATGAGCATCCAAATGATGGAGAGAGTTTAGTAGCGATAGAACGTAGTTTTCCAAAGCCAACTGGATGGAAAGCTATAAAAATAAGAAAACCAAGTGATAAATCTACAATAGCTTTTGAAGATCTTTTGAGAGTTAGTGAAGAATTTGAAGATTTAATTAGATTTTTAGTAGATGAATCTCAAGGAGAAACTTTAGAAGAATCTTTAGCGAAACAATTTAAACATTTTCCACGAGTAAACTGGAGTTTATAACATGGCATTTACAAAAGTTGGTGATAGCATTCTCACAAAGATAATGGATGTTAAAGATGGTCAAATTGTAAAGACCAGTGAAGTTAATAATATTAAAGATGTATGTCCTAAATGTGGTAAAAATCCGTGTGAATGCACCAAAACTCAAAATGTAGAGGAAACCAATGGACTTAAGAGATAAGATTACTCAAATTTTTAATTATTTAGAAAACAGATCTATTGCTAATCCAGAAGAAGCAGCTCAGATGCAAAAGCAAGCTATTATGAAAGAAAGAGAAATTTTTGAAAGAGCACTTATAGATACAATTAAAAGTGGTGGAATGTCTTATGATGAAGCTGTGGCTAGAGTAAAGGCTTCAGATTTTTCACCATTAGATCAAAATATAATTTTAGCAAATATAGGTCATCTTGAAGCAAATCTACCTATAAAAACAGCTAGTCAAAAATCTATGGAGGTTGACACTATGGACCCAGTTTCAAAGGAAATTGAAGAATTAAAGAAGCGTCTTCCTCATTACGGGGCATTTGTTGAAAATGTTTTAAAAACTTCTTATTATTTGGGCACTGGTGATAAAGCAAAACCAGATCCTCAAGGTGAGAGAGTTTTTAAAGAAGACGAAAAATATGTTGAACAATCTAAATCAGAGGAGGCTAAAAGAATGAGCCAAACAGAAAAAAGAATTAATCCAGAAACAAGACTTTATCCAAAAACCGCAGGAACTGACAAGTATAATACGAAAGCTCCGGAAGATCTTAGAGAATCGTATGCTCCAAAACACGATCAATGGGACAATGATGTTTTGGATAAAGAATTATCTGACAATAAAAAAGGTCAGAGTGAACAGGAACGTCGTACGAAAGAATTGCAGAAGAAGAGAGAAGAGTATTTAAGGGCAGCAAACAAAGTAGATGTTAAATTTTCACACGCATCTAATGCATGGGTCATTTCAGAGAAAGCAACTGGAATTCCAATAGTGATCGCTTCTGTAGAAGACATCACAGGCAATCATCCTATTAGTCCAGAAGCATTAGCAGAATTAAAGAGTGATAAATTTGGTGAATTAATTATGGAAGATATCAAAGAAAGTGGATTAGAAACTACAGCAAGAAATTTACTTGGTGATACTTTTGATAAACTTGCTGCAGAACATATGTCTTCTATAAAAACAGCCGAAGAGAAAGCAGATCTGAGAGTGAAACTTGAAACTCTTAAAGATATTTATGCTTCTCTTAAAGAAGGTCTTGGTAAATTAACAAAAGTAGCTTCAGTTTCTAGATTATTTAAAAGAGCAGTAGAAGCTATTCAAGATGCTGAGGAAGCAGTAGAAATTGGTAAAGATAATGCTCCAGAAGCAATTTCTGATGCAGCAGAAGCACTTACACCTATAAGTGATATTGGTCTTGCAATGGAAGGTCAGAGTGAACAGCCAGATGTAAATAAACTTGCAGAAGAAATTAAAGCATCAATTTCTGACCCAGAAATTCAGGCTAAAGTTGATCAGTTAGTAGATATGGTACTTTCTTCAAATTCAGGTACTACCCCTCTTATTGAAAATGAAATAGGAGAAGCAGAGGAAGAGATAGGAAAAGCAGAAGAAGAAATAGGAGAAGCAGAAGAAGAAGAAGAAGAAGAAGAAGAAATAGGCGAAACTGAAGAGGAAATAGGAAAAACCGAAGAAAAAGAAGAAAAAGGAAAGAAAGAGAAAAAAGAAGATAAAGACAAAGGAAAGAAAACCTCTGCAGTTGTTGCAGCACTTAAGAAACTTGGTGCTGATAGAGGTAAAGGCGATTATGATGTAACAAAAGGATTTAGCCTGGATCAGATGGGTGAACATAATAAAGGGAACATTACTCAAGACGGTAAAAAGTTTATGACATGGGAAACATTAAAGAAACAATTTGAAGCTTTAGTAAATAAGAAACCCACAGGTAAACTTGTTGCTAACTTTGTAAATGAATTAATAAAAACAGCAGCTGGAACTGGGGTTATGTCAGCAGAAGAAGTTTATAGATTAGCATTTGGTCCTGAATATGCAAAACAATTAACAAAGGAAATGACGCAGAAACAAATTCTTAAAGAACATGATAGATTAACAAAAGATACGGATAATGTATATGCTTCTGCGAGCGAAGCTTATCTTAGTGGTGCGACAAGGATGAAGCTTGCAATTGAAGCTACGCAGAATATGGTTAAAAAGGGTTTAATTAAAGAAGCGGATAGAGAAGCATTTGATCACCAGGTAGATAATTTTATGAAAATGGATGAAGATACATTTAGAGCGTTTATGGATTCAACTGAAAACATAGTAGCAACGTCAGAACTTGAAGATGGTAGATTTAAGGTTGCAGCTTTAGACAAACCAGACGAATATGGAAACATAGTAACAGGTTGGATTGATGGAAAACACGTTGCATCTATGAATGGTGAAGATATAAAAGCTCCAAATGGTAAAGTAACAAAAGCACATTTAGCGAACGCAATGCATTTATTAAAACAGGCATTTAAAGAAGGGCTTTTTGATGAAGAGCTTTCTGATGGTAAAGTTCCTACTGATGTTCAGGGTGTAGATTTAAAAGGCTTGAACGTTGGACAGGAATCATCTAAACCAGTTTTGAAAGTAGAAGATTTAATATAATTTTTTGTCCTCATTTCTGAGGCCTTTATGAATTGAAGAAGCCTGACTTTGACTGGGTCAAGGCTTCGTAAATGAGTAAAGAGCGTGTAAGAAAAGAGGAAAGCCGCTTAATAAAAGGCTTTATACTTAAATTAATAGGAGGTATGAACGAATGGGTTTTTTCAGACCAGTAATGGCTGTTAACAAACCGGCTAGCTTTCCAATTGAAAGTGGCATAGCATTTGAACGCGGCACGTTTTTATGGTTCAAAAAAGGCTCCAGTGTTGCAACAAATGTTTATGATTCTACTTATCAGCCACTTGGAATATCAGATGATGACAAAACGGATAATGTTACAGCCAAAATTCAGAACCAGGTGATTTCTTATACTTTGGTTGTTGATGCATCAGGTAATGCAATAGCAACATATTCACTTGGTCGTACAATCGCGCCAGATTCTGTAATAGCAACTGCAAGTCAAAAACCAGCTTCTTGGACGATTGTTTCAACACCTGCTTTACCAGCAGCTAGTACATCAACTTTTACATTGTCAGCAGACGGTATATTGACACATAATGTTACAGGTACAGGTGCACCTCAAGGTACAACGTACAATGTGACCTTAACGCTTGATTATTCTTATGTAAAATCAGCATCACAGAACGGCGGAGCTGCTATAGTAACAGATATGTTTAATAACAATAGCACAGCAGCGTCTCAATTAGTTACAGTTTGGTTCATGGAAGGAATCTATGAATCAGACCAATATGATCCTTATGTAAGTTATTCAGTTGGTGATCCAATTTATGCAAAAACTGGTGGTATTTTAACTTCTGCAAATACAAATGCAACAAAAATTGGGTTTATTACAAAAGTTCCGTCAACAAACTGGAACGCAGAAACGAAGACAACTCTTGGGCATTCACAGCCGAAACCAGAAGCTGTGCAATTCCTTATGAGACTGTCTCTTGTATAAGTGGAGGTAATTAACTATGCAGATAATTAAAACAGGTACAGGATTTGACAGAAGGGCAGATGTATCCTTCGGCAGAGATGGCAACATCAATGCTTTTGATAGACAGGATGCAATCAATCGTATTGCAAAATATTTAACTGCAAGCGAACAGCCCACTTATGATGAGAGAGTGTCTTCGTTATTTTCTGAAGAAGAGAAAAACCACCTAATTAACAAATTTGCATCACCAAACGTAAGGTTAGTCATTGGACAGGCAATGGCCAGTCCATTAAAAACGTTCTTAGAATACAAGGGCGTTATGAGACGTGCATTAAAAGTTGATCCGCTTGCTCCAGGTGCTATTCCGATTTACGATCGTGATACAGAAGAAATTTCAGCTGAGCCAATTGCTTCCCAGTCAGCAATTACTCAGACAAAAATAGTTGGGGAACGTATTATGGTTCCGGTTTTCGAAATCGCAGCGAACCCAACTATAAAACTGCGTGAGGTTAAAATCCGCAGATTTAACATAATTGACCGTATACAGGTTCGTACACGTCAGTTTATGCAAGAAGCAGAAGACGCAAGTATTATAAACTTGTTAAATGCAGCTTCTACTTTGGTTAACTCTCCAGTTGTAGTTGACACTTCTGCAAGTGGAAACTCACAGGGTTATATCCAAAGAAAAGACTTAGTCAAGCTTGCTCGAGAAATCGAACAGCATGACTTATTTGCAGTATCTATGTTCTTTTCAATTTACAGATATGCAGATATCAAACAGTGGGGTACACAAGAATTGGATCTTGTAACCTTAAAACAGGTTATAGATACAGGTCTTGTAGCTCAGTTACATGGGCAAAATATCTATGTGACAAAGAAATTGCCACATGATATAGTACTCTGCACTTCAGATCCTGACTATGTCGGCGTAATGCCAGTATATCAGGATATTGAAGTAATTCCTGCTGATATTCCTTGGGAAACCTCATTCGGATGGGCATTCACAGAGCTCATTGGAATGTCAGTATTTAACCCAAAGGGTGTCAGTAAGTTAGTTATTTCAAAATAACTTGCTGTAATATTTTAGCTATGGAGGTTTAACAGCCTCCATAGCTAATCGGACTTATACCTATCGGGTCGTGATGACCCGATCTGCTTCTCATTATATAGAAGCACCTCCTTTCAGGTGGAGGCCAAGGTTTCCTTGGCCTCCTAAAAAAAATCAAAATGGAGTTAAAAAATGGCTGAAAATCTAAACAAAAATCTAAACAAAAATCCAAACAAAGATGTCAATAAACACGTAAATAAACACGTAAATAAACCCTCAACACAATTAGATACAATGGAACTGGCTATTGTTAATGCTATTAAAAAGAATATTTTTAATTTAGCAGCTCAATGGGTAAATAATATTTCAGCTGATCAAGCTAAAGCAATTTATACTCAGTTAGGGGAAGGTAATATTGATTTTGGTAAACCTGAAGTTCTTTCTTTAATGAAAAAATTTGATGCTCAAATGAAACCAAATTATTATGGACGTAAATCTTTTATTTATTATATACCTTTTGCTATTAGGGAAGCCATAAAAAATAAATATGCTAGAGAACTTAAATTAACGAATAGTTTCGTCAATTCTAGATTATTATATAAATATGCTAAAATCCCAGAAAGACCATATTTAATTAAAAATAGTAAAGTTTTGTTACCGAATAATCGGGGTATTGGAATATTGGAAGATGATCCAGAACTCTTAGAAAGCTTTACCGGGTTTGATTGGATTGCTCGTGTGAAAGCAGAAAATCCAGTACATTCTGGAATATATTATGTGTCAACCCTTAGTGGTCTAAAAGAATAAGAAAGTAATTGGAGAAACCAAATGAAAAAGACATACAAATTCAGAGCCTATATCAATAAGGCAACAGAGAAACAAACAAATAAAGTAGTTCCTAAAACTCTTGATATTCGTATTCATAATTGTCCTTATTGTCATTGCTTCTTAGATAG